TCACTTTTCCCCAATAACCGGACGATCCAGTGTCGGGCTGATTTGTACCTTCCTGTCGTAGATAAGCACCTGGCTTTCTGTTTTGTGGCCGCTGAAAATCTGCTTATCCCTGCTACTACCCTCAAAATCTGAAATAGCTTTTGCCTTGATATCGTGGAATGTGTAATCCAGTTGTCGGCCCAGTTCACTTTGTGCGGCGCGTACAGCTTTTAACCAGCGATTATTGAACGTCTTGCGGATGAACTGACCACGATCGTTGTTGTAGAGAACCAGCGCGTCAGGTGACAGTTTTGGACATTCTGTCTGTGCTGTTTTCAGCGCTTGCTGAAGGCGAGGTGTCCAGACCTTAATCTGTTTTTTTCCGGTCTTTCCTTGCTGGATAAAAATCCCCTTATCAGAAACTTGCATCCAGCGCAGAGCGAGTACGTCAGCTTGCCTGGCGGCGCACAGGTAAGAAATTTCCATTGCTGCCCTGACAACGTGATCAGCATGCTTATAAATAGCCAGGTAGTCTTCGTCAGTGATGTATTGCTCGCGAGCCTTGAGAGAGAATTTACTGACGCCGGCACACGGATTTCCCTTAACGTAACCGCGTTCATACCCCCAGCGGTAAACACGTGACATGCTGCTCATCTCCTGGTTAGCCTGGTTTTTACTTTGCAGTCCACGACGATCCATAAACTGACGCACATCTTCTGGCTTTATTACATCAGCTTTAACTTTACCAAACACGGCAAGCAATTTTTTCTGATGTTGCAAATAATCCCGCTGGGTTCGTATTGCAAGCTCGGTGTAGTAGGCGCTTTTAAGAAACATTCCCCAGAGCTTTTCGAACGTCATTACATCCGAGTAATTGCGCCGTTCTTCCTCGTACCGTTTCCATAATGCCGACATAGTGAGAGTGATTGGCCCCAGTGTCACAGTTTCCCGCGACGTGGGTTTGTAGTAGTAACGGGTTCTGGTTTTTGATACGCGTGGGGGGAGCTTGACATCGCCCAGATCTTTTCTTCTGCGCCCCATTTAAATTGCTCCGAAATCGGGTTTTGTTTCTGTAGATCGCTGCACGATGATCTGTCCGTTCAGTACAGCGTTGATATGAGTCCAGGTTACCATGGGGCGCCCCTCCCGATCGGGAATGTAAGAAACGCCGCCACGGTCCAGTATTTCCCGTTGTTTGGATGGTTTCTGATAACCGGTAAATTCAATAAGTTCAGCGTCTGTTAGCAGATCGTTTTCTCTGGTCATGTTGGTCTTTCCTCATCATCCGGTACACGGCGTCGTCAGCATCACTGCAGGCGCGTTCGATGTCTGACTGGGTCAGTGTCTTCTTTCGTACGCTTGCCGATAACCGGCCAATCTTTATATCGAAATCTGTGAGTAGGGTAGCTCCTGGTTGCCATCGCAGCATTGCGGTCTCCTGTAAATAGTGAGACCACAATGCTAGCGGTGCCGGCGGTTTATTTCTGATTACGCTTAATCAGGTTTTCGGGGAGGAATGCGCCTTTCTCGCGCGTAACCTTTACATTTTTTGGCAGGTGCATACCCAGTTCACAACGGCTGCGTGCTTCAATAATCCCGTTACTACCGTCCGCGAATACGACGTGGACGGCATCGCCGCGTTTAAGTGATAGTTTCAGCATTGTTAGCGTACCTGTAGTGAGCGTTCGCCGATCTCAAGATGGGCGCCCGGTACCGGATTTAACAGTTCGGCAGGTACTTCTCCACCGTCAGCAGTGATTTGCGCTGCGGCAGCTTCCGCAGCTTCGATCGCTTCTTTGATGGCTTTTTTGTCCGGGGCGATAATCGTCTGAACAGTAACCATTTCGTCTGGCAGTAGCTTCTCGTTATCGATGACAACACTGATGCTACCTTTTCTGACGGAAAAGGTATTTTTAGACGTCTTGAGCTTATCCAGATTAGCGGTCATCAGGCACGACAGAATATATTTACGTAATGCTTTATCTTTATTTTCGAAATGCTTTTTACGTTCCGCCAGGCGCTTTATTTCTTCATCGCAGGTTTTAGCATGACCGAGATTATTGCGAGCGATTACCATGATGGCATCCAGCTTATCATCGAGTTCACCCTTAATGCTTTCCAGCGTATCGGCGATCATTTCCGGAGTCAGTTCATCAGAGCTTTCCAGCAATTGCAGCAGACTGGTATAGTCGGCAGCTAACGCGATTGCAGTAGTCATTCTGCTTTCTCCTGCGCTTTGTTCAGTTCGGCGATACGTTCATCTTTAATGGTTGTCAGCCGCCGCAGACGCCCATCTAAGTAACGCGCGTGCTGTGTATCACCTTTCGCCTCTGCATCCTTGCGATGCACTTCCGCTTCGCGGGCAATCGAAGAATAAACCTTGTTGATCTCGTTCTCTGACACAGCTGATGCAAGGGTGTTTGCGACTCGGGTCAGTTTGTCGTCCAGTTCCTGACGAACGCGGGCTGCATCTTCCGCGTTTTCGCTGGCGTTTTTGAGCGCGAATTCAGCTTTATTTTTCTGGCGATACTCCTGGTTGTCGTACAGGCCCATGAAAATATCAGCGCAGAAACCAAGCGCAGACAGCGCTTTTTTGGTTGCGTCAGTCAGTGATTTTTTTGTCGCTTCACCATCACAAATAAGGCCATGTTTGCTGCTGTAGATATATGGGGTACACCCGAAAGAAATCTCCTCACCGCGTACACCGTTGCGGATGTACCAAAGTCTGATTTTGATAATGTGATGTTTTTCTGTCAGGATGCCGCCGACACCGTCGGGGATGAGTTCCCACGTGTTGTTACCGTCAGTGCCTTTGACTGTGCGAGTAATTGGCGCGCCATTGTCAAAGCGCTCTTCCAGAATATCGACACCCCAGCCGATACCTTTTGGACCAAATTCGCGTGTAGCGATCATGGTCATGTAGGTACCATTGATTGAGGTTCCGCCTCCGTTCACAGAGAACGCAGTAGTAAAACGCTCGTCTGTTTTGAACACGTCTTTCCACAATTCTAGGTTGTCGCTTTCTCCAGCCTGCATTTCATTAATGCTCTTAACCAGTTCTGACGCCTGAGGGAGCTGTTCTTCACGCTTAACGCGATCGACGAGCTGATCCGCATCCTGAACAATTTTTTCCACTTTATCGCTCAGATTTTCATTCTGTTGGTCAGTTGTGTCCTGGCTGGTCGCATATACTCCGTAACCCATATTATTTAGCGTTTCACGAGCCTGCTCCGCCTGGTCTTCTGTAACAGTTTCCTGTTCTGCCACTTCCGTTTTTTCACCTTCATTTGAGGCGGTTTCAGACATCAGATTATCAACGGAGAACATTCCATTGCCGAGGTTTGATACCTGTGGTTGTGTATCGGTTTTAACCCATTTCGGATTGTTAGGGTCACTGATGCCTTCGACATATTCGCCACGATCTGCCGCAAGCAGCTTACCGCTCCTCTCCGCATCGGATTCAGGACATTCGAACTGACCATGCTCAGTCAGCCATGAATCAATATGGCGCCGCAGAGACTCTGGGAAATGGTAAATATCTTTGGCTGGCGTGTTCTGTATAACACCAAAAATACTCGGTCGGTCATATTTGAGGATCTTCTCAGTGGTACGCAGGGCCATTGACCAGCGTTTAAAATCCTCCCGGTCTTCTGCAATGATTTTTTCTGCATCGCGAAGATTTCCTGAAAGCACTGGTGTGTCAGGAGATATAGGCAGCAGGGCGACGGCGATCTCTTGGTCCAGTGTTGCGTAAGTGTGTTTATAACCACGTAGAGGGGCCACTTTAGGACTCTCTATATTATCGCTGGTGTTAAGGGAAGATGTCTTACTTGGTACCATTTCTTCACGCTTACCCGGATTCTCCAGCCAGCGTTTGATAAATTGAGAAATAGCAGCCTTGCCCGGTGTCTGGTCTTCAAATTTAGCGAAGATGGCCTGAATCAGATTGTTTAACCCTTCAATATGCATATGACGAACGGGTTCGTTATTGTGCAGAGCATGAAGGATATTTGAATTAATCCGATCGTCATCATCAAAGGGTTCAGTGTTATTTTCCAGATTATCGAGATAGTCCAGAACCTGAGAATAAAGCACGCCATCTATGGGAGAATTGCTGAACATGAGGACGGCAGCGAACCGTTCCCGGGCTGGTAGCTTCATCAGATCGATGATTTCATTACTGCTTGGTAAACCTGGAACGCTGGTGTCTGGTTTGTTGGCGATCCATTTTTCCCCGTCGAAAGTGTTCGTCTGAGCAAATTGTTCATCAAATTTTCCAACTTCCGGACGAGGCTGACCCTCCGAGTCTTCCCAGATTTTGGGCTTAAAATAGTTGTCGCCGTTTGCCGGGTAGTGTTCCCAGAGTTTGCCAATGACGATACTTTCAGCGACTTTTTTATTTGGTGCTTCGATGCTGATTGCCAGCGCAACAGCACCATCTTTAATAGCCGATTTCTTCGGCTCGAACAGACAGTTGTAAATTGTCATGGTCTTTCCTCTTTGGTTACTGGCGCTGGTCAGGCGCCTGATTTTGCAAGTCGGATAGCTACTTTGATTCCTGCTTTCTTCTGCTTAAAAACCGGGTACTTACCTTTTACGGCGTTAGCGTACACAGTTCCGGTTGTTGGATAGAATTCAACGCGGCGAACACCACCGACAATTGTTAGATGCATAACGCCATTTCCGAAATCGCCGTTGTTCTCATGTTCGAGTACAGACAAGCCAGCACTCATTACCTTGTCGATGATAATTTCAGTCTGCATGGTTACCTCAGAACGGAATATCGCTTTCCTGGACAGGAGAGTGATCAATACACAGCAGTTGCTGTATTTTGTCGTCAACCTGGGCTATCTGATCTTTTGCCAGCGTTGCTATCTTCTCTTTCTGACCACGCAACTGGTCGACCTGAAGAGCAATAATGTCGAAAGGTTCTGGCTGGTTTACATCGATGGATATATCGCGAGTCTCCAGCAGGACGTATTGATCTGGAAAGGTGCGTGACATGTCACAGGTAGCGACAATGTATTTATCCGGAGAAAAAGTGTTGGCGTTGTAATGGATGTACAGCTTTACTGGGATGGCAAGCGCTTCCATAGCGGCTCCTTACTAGTGTATAATCCGAGCCGATCAGCGGCTCATGTCGTTGGTCTTTCCTCGGTGCAGGGTTGGTCCCCTGTACCACCTCCGGAGTGGTTTGGTCGCCGTTCCGGGTAAAGAAACCCACTTCGGTGGGTTTTTTTACATCTGTTGCCCGTCTTTCCGGGCTGTCAGGGCTGGTCATACCCGCCAGGTCTTTCCTCGGTACTGGTTGCTGTGTAAAAAATTGCCCCTCATTGAGACGAGGCAAAGACTACACACAGCAATGGATATTTGATGATCCGTAACGTGGATCATACGGCCTGTTTTTAAGCCTCACGGGGCGTTCTTTACGCGGGCGGACGGCTCAACCGCGTTCACTGCCGTGACAGGGGGCTTGTGTGGTGTTACGCGCCCATTGCTCTTACCTTCCACCACTGCAACGAATCGAATCCAGTTGCGGTCTTTCCCGCATGTCATCGTACTGGCGGCGACCCGCGAATTTGTGCCTGTCTTTCCAGACTGTCAGAACGTTTTTCTGAACAACTGCCGCGTGGTTAGTGCGTCGTTGATGGTGGTGAGCTTAATTAAAGGTAAGTTAACAGTCAATGGTTTTTGCTTAAAAAAAGTTAAGTCGGTTGGTGTGAGAAAATAACCAATTGAATAATATAACTATTTTTTTTGTGATTTTTTTCTGGCAGCTAATAGTTCTTCGAACAGAGCATTGAAGTCATCAACTTTTTGCTCCAATTCAGTCAAATGTCGGTCTTTCTCTGATTCAGGAAGGGAATCGAAAAGCTCAAGCAGTTTCTGTTGACGCTCATCTAACTCTGCGGGGATCTCTGATGGAGGTAATGGAGTTTGGTCTTCATCACCATAAAGCAACCATGTGGGAGAACATTTCAAGGCCTTACTTAATGTGAATAGATTCTTGCCTCGCGGCTGCGTTTCACCACTTTCCCATTTAAATATAGTGACGTGTGAAACCTTCACAGCATCTGCAAGTTTCTGCTGCGACATATCGAGCTGTGTTCTTCTGCTACGGATGCGGTCATTCAGTTCAATGTTCTTCATAGGGTTAATGTAAATTAATTTGACTTACCTTATGTTAAGTTGTAGTTTCCAAACAAACGTTAACGTTAGGAGGCGAATGTGCTTACTCAAGATGCAATAAATTACTTTGGCAGTAAGACCAAATTGGCAAAAGCATTGGGCGTATCTCAGCCCGCAGTTTCTCGTTGGGGAGTACATGTCCCCGAAAAGAGAGCTGCGCGTTTGGCTCTGATGACCGCAGGTCAGCTTGTATATGATCCGTGCGAATACCAGAACATTACAAAGACTGATGATGCAGCTTAACAAGAGGCGTATTCGAAATCTGATTAAGCGTAATCAGATTTTCAGCGACAGGAGACGCGACAAAGTGGAAAACCTCGACGAACTGAAAAGAGAAATCTTCAAGTGGGCTGCGGAACGCGGGCAGGAACATGTTGCCATCGAGATCTCCCGTATGTGGTTTCGGATGGGGGGTAATACCCGCTCTGTAAAACTTCACCAGATGGAGGATTCGAAAGGCAATGCCGACTGGCGGGCCATCAACAATAACCGGCAGCAGATTTTTCGCTGGTTACGTGGTGAGACGAAAGCGGCGAGAACCAAAACTAAAGCGCTGGCCAAAGCTATGGAAGCGGCGCTCCCCGCGGAACGATATGCGCAGTTGGGAATGACAGCTCAGCACTTAATTTGCATTGCGATCCGCGATTTCGCCGCCGCAATAATAGCATTGCTGCTTGATGCCAGGGACCGACCACAGCGGATAGCACAGGCACTACAAGCCATACAGGAAACACAGCGCCTGACCAGCGTTTAACTTGTATCGAGGAAAGACCAATATGCAGACATCAACAGACCGCATCACCTGGCGGAACGGCTGGCGTTTAAATGGCGAACCATCCTGTGCGCATGATGTACGGGGAATATTTGAAGAACGCCTCGCCGCGAAAAAATGGGAAATATACGAACAGCGTAAAGCTGAGATGATCGAGACGTGCGTTTTTCTCACACCGAAAGACTACGAATTAGCCTGTCGTGAACTGGCTGAGTTGCTGGGGATCTGACTATGAGCATGACCCTAATGGCCCGGGCGATGGCAATAAAAACCGGAAACCCAATTCGTAAACTGGTGCTGATTAAACTTGCTGATAACGCCAATGATAATGGCGAATGCTGGCCATCTTATCAGCATATTGCTGATCATTGTGAATGCAGCAGGAGTGCTGTTCGCTCGCACATTGACGCGCTTATTGGCATGGGCGTTTTAACAAAAGAAAACCGCATGGGTATAAACAATGGTAAGGGCAATACGTCGAATGTGTATTACCTGAATCTTGATAACCCTATGCCACCAAAAAGCACAGCCCCTGTGCCGTCAAAAATCACAGGTATGCCGTTAGAAAACACACCCCCTATGCCATGTGGTGGCACCAGAACCAGTCACTCTTTTGAACCAGTCAATGAACCTAATGATCCCCCTAACCCCCAGAAGGGGGAGGGCGACGAATGGCTCCTTGCTGACGCTAAAAAAGCCCTGGAATTCTACAACGAACAAACCGGAACCCGTTGCCGTGATATTAAGCCGTTCGTACTAATGCTAACGCCGACAAAAACACGCGAAGCATACACACTGGCTGAGCTGCAATTAGTTATTCGTTGGGTACTGGCTACCTGGCGCCGCCGTGGTTCTGGTTTGCCAAAACCGGCCAATATTTGCCGCGTAAATCGCTTTGACGGTTATCTCGCGGATGCAGAAGCATGGGCTACTACGGAGGCTGACGTTGATCCGGATGCTGTCATGAACGGCTACAACGAAATATTTGCTGACACACTGCCTGCTGCTGAACTGGATGCCGATCGTCGAGGGATGATTATCCGCCTGGCTGCTCACATGAAAAATCAAACTACGGGGGCATTTCTTGGCTATTTCGAAAAATTCCGCGCTGATGCACCCGATTTTTATTTCGGTGCCAGTGGCTGGCGCGCCAGCTTTGATTATCTGATGAAACCTGAAACGTTGCGTAAAACAAGGGAGGAAGCACTGTGAGTCCTCAGGAACTGGAAGCATGTGTACTGGCTGGCCTGTTGAATGGCGGCGCTTCACCTGATGCATTCGATGTGATCGCCTCCACCCCAGAAGAATCATTCAGCATAGGATTTTATCGCCGTACATTCAGCGAAATAAAAAAACAGGCGCTGACTAGTGGCATGATTGACATGTTATTTATTAGCGAAGCACTGGGTGGTTCGAGTCTGGCTAACTTGTCGGAAATATCCCGTATCCCTGCAACGGTGCCAAACCTCAAAGGCTATGCGAGGAAGATGGTTAAGGCATGGCGAAGTCGTGCGCTGGCGAAGCTCCTGCAGGATGGGGCCGATGGCATTCGTAACGCAGCAAACCAGGATCAACGCGATCAGATAGTCGAAAACGCCGTAGCACAACTGCTGGATATGACTGCCGATAGTGGTGACGTTCAACCGGTACATATCAACGAGCTATTGCCCGCTTACATGGACACAGTACAGAAACGTATGGATGGCGATGAGTCAACGCGCAATTTGCTGACTGGTATTGTGGATCTTGATAACGCAACAGGTGGTATTAACCCGCAGGATCTTATTGTTGTGGCTGGTCGTCCTGGTATGGGTAAAACAGAATTCGCTCTTACGGTTGTGGAAGGTGTAACGTCAAAAGGAGGTGGAGCGCTCATTTTCAGCATGGAGATGGCTGCGGCTCAGATTGTCGAGCGTTCGCTGGCTGGCGCTGGAAACCTGTCTGTTTCACGTCTGCGTAATCCTCAGGATATGTACGACGAGGACTGGGCACGATTGACTGCCGCCATTGGTGAGCTTACGGACCGGGATATCTGGATTGTCGAGGCGACCGACCTTACAGTTGAACAGATTCGCGCGATTGCAGAAACGCACAAACGACGCCATCCGCATCTGGCAATGATTATGGTCGATTATCTCGGTCTGATTAAAAAACCGAAAGCAGAGCGTAACGACCTTGCCGTAGCGCACATTTCTCGCAATCTCAAAACGATGGCTATGCGGCTACATACACCGACCTTTGCGCTCAGCCAGCTTTCCCGCGCGGTTGATGCGCGTCCGGCGGCGCAACGTCGCCCCGTAATGTCAGACCTGCGTGATTCTGGTTCCATCGAGCAGGATGCTGACAGCATTCTGTTTCTGTACCGCGATGATGTTTATAACCCTGAAAGCCCGGCGGCTGGTGTAGCTGAAGTCATTCTGGGCAAATGCCGGTTCGCTGCTGCTGGCACCGTAATTTACCAGGAATTTAAAAACGGACACTTTCTGCCGATCGATCAGCACGTCGGCAAAGAGAAGACCCGCATTCAACTGGAGGCAGCAAAACCCAGAAAACCGCACCGCAAATATTCAGAGAAGTACAACACCGATGCATTTTAAGCGCCTGACCCGCGCTAAATTTAGAGAGGAAAGACCAATGACCGATTTAATTTATCCAAAAGTAGAGACCATTGATGATGCCTGTGACTGGACGAATGTAATCATCTGGCGGATGAATGCCGGAGCCAGAGCGCGCAGCCGTTCAATGTATGTTCCGTGTCCCCGTCCTGTCCCGGTACCGGGATTAACCGTACGTGTATCTTCGACGGTGAAAAAGGTGAAACTGTCAGGGCCAGCACCTCGGCGTCACACGAAAACGCATACTGGCACAGTGATCTATTCCGGTGGTGAGAAGACAGTTAAACTTCGCGAAACCGCAACGGTCTGGACTTCCGGCAGCAAAGAAAATTACGACAAAAAGACAGGCTACAGGGTGGGGGTAACCAGCTGCTGCCGCTTGCTGCTGGATTCGATTAAACCTATAGCAGCATCTACAGAACCTGTCGTTCAGTCCAAATCCAGCGAATTACCAGCGGTACAACTGGTAGCCATCATGAAGGGAAAAACGCTGTCATACCAGGGGATTATGTCCGCCATTAAAAAATATCACCCGGACATCAAAATTACCATGGAACAACTTCAGAAACGAGTCTTTGCGCTGTGTATGTCTAATTTCGTCGGCATTGAGCGGCATGACGATATGCCCGTTACACACTTTACGCTGAAAAGCGTTGATCCCCGTTTTTACGTTCACTCAGAGAAAAACATGAGGGCTTAAGGTATGGCCGGGCAATCGGACTACCTCCCGCCCGGCTTACCGCTCAATCGTGCCAAATGGCCGCAAGAGTGCCAACTCAAAGAGCATTATGACATGCGCGCCGCCGCGCTCGTTCGCCAGCTCTATGAGCGCAAAGTCACTCGCCAGATGGTTATACAGCACATTGACGCGACGCCGGAGAGCTACCGGGATTTTTTCAGAGGGCGTTTGAATTACTGGCGCCAGATGCGCGAAGGGGGAAATAGTGAATAAAAAATACACATTAATTTATGCAGATCCGCCCTGGGCGTACCGGGACAAAGCTGCAGATGGTGGCCGTGGAGCCGGGTTCAAATATCCCGTGATGAATGTTCTCGACATCTGCCGCCTGCCTGTGTGGGATCTTGCAGCGCAAAGTTGCCTGTTGGCTATGTGGTGGGTTCCAACGCAGCCGATTGAAGCACTGAAGGTTGTCGAGGCGTGGGGTTTCCGTCTGATGACAATGAAAGGCTTTACCTGGAATAAATGTGGAAGCCGCCAGACGGATAAGCTGGTGATGGGAATGGGGCATATGACACGTGCAAATAGTGAAGATTGTCTTTTTGCGATTAAAGGAAATCTTCCTGAACGCATTGACGCCGGGATCGTCCAGTCATTTACCGCGCCGCGCCTGGAGCATTCGCAAAAACCTGACTTTGTGCGTGAAAAATTGGTGCAATTGCTTGGTGATGTTCCACGTATTGAACTGTTTGCTCGCCAGTCCTCTCATGGGTTTGACGTATGGGGAAATGAGTGTGATTCACCTGATGTAATGCTGCTGCCAGGAATAGCTGAATTTATCAAGGAACATGGGGAGTGTGCGGCATGACTAATGCAGCAACAATTCTTGATATGTGCTGCGGTTCTCGAATGTTCTGGTTCGATAAGCAGGACGAAAGAGCAGTTTTCACTGATATCCGAGCAGAACAGCACACTCTTTGCGATGGGCGACATCTGATAATTAGTCCAGACATGATTGCAGATTTCCGGGCACTCCCGTTCGCAGATACTTCATTTTCTGTGGTGGTGTTCGATCCGCCACATCTTAAGTACGTTGGTCCAGAAGGTTGGCAGGGAAAAAAATATGGAAAGCTTAACCAGGATACCTGGCGTAATGATCTGCGGGATGGGTTTTCCGAAGCATTTCGCGTTCTGCGGATACACGGTGTGCTGATCTTTAAATGGAACGAAACGCAAATACCAGTTCGTGAGATTTTGGCGTTGACGGATGAGAAACCGATTATCAGGCAGCGAACCGGAAAAGGTGACAAAACCCACTGGATAATTTTCACGAAAGAAACTGGTAACGACCCCTGTAATATCAAAAATGTGCTCCTTGACAGTGCCTATCGTAGATTGCATGAACTGGAAAGTCTGCTTCTTCCTGAGATACCAGAAACAGTCTGGCCAGCTGAGGTCAATATGATTTTTGAGCAAATAAAAAATGCTGAGAGTCTGCCAGGAAATCACCAAAGGCGATTAAAACACCATATCAATCGTATGTGGTTAGAAAAAATGCCAGTACCGGCGATTGTTGCCGCGGCCCGTTCGTTAATGAGTGCGATGGAGAAATACGCGTGAGAGAAATCATCGTTGATAATTTTGCTGGTGGCGGTGGTGCGTCTACTGGAATTGAAATGGCGATTGGTCGCAGCGTTGATATCGCGATTAACCATGACGAGAATGCGGTGGCGATGCATACGACAAACCATCCGGACACGTTGCACTATTGCGAGTCTGTGTATGAGGTTCGACCAAAGGTAGCTACCGCAGGTCGTCCGGTGGCGCTGGCGTGGTTTTCTCCAGATTGCCGCCACTTTTCTAAAGCTAAAGGAGCTAAACCTGTCGAGAAAGCGATCCGCGGACTGGCTTGGGTGGTATTGCGCTGGGGGCTGGATGTTGAGCCGCGGGTAATGAAACTGGAGAACGTCGAAGAGTTTAAAACGTGGGGGCCATTATTACGCGAAATGCCATTCATCAGTCACGCGGATCGCTTCCTTGATGAATTTATTGGCCCACCTGAACCAGTTGAACAGCGTCCTGACCCGGCGCGTATCGGTGAGACCTTTAACGCCTTTGTCGCAATGTTGACGACAGGTATTTCTGCATCACATCCGGCGCTGGCTGAATGTTGTGAGTTTCTGAATATTTCGCTTGATAGCAAGGATGCCGCACGGCTGGTTAAAGGTCTGGGCTATGTCGTTGAGTATCGCGAACTGCGCGCCTGCGACTATGGCGCACCAACAATCAGAAAACGTTTCTTTATGGTCATGCGCCGCGATGGTAAGCCAATTGTGTGGCCGGAACCGACGCATGGGGATCCTAAATCTCCGGCGGTTCAATCGGGCAGGCTCGCACCGTGGCGTACAGCTGCGGAGTGTATCGACTGGACAATTCCGGCCCCATCGATATTCGAACGTAAAAAGCCGCTGGCTGAAAATACCCTGAAGCGCATCGCGCGCGGCATCCAGCGATTCGTTATCGACAGCGTGTCGCCGTTCATCGTGAAGTGCAATCACACCACGACCAAAGGGAAATACGACTGTTTCCGGGGGCAAGCGCTGGGCGAACCTTTGCAGACCATTACCAAAACCCACGGCTACGCGTTAGCCGTTCCACATTTGACAAAATTCCGTACCGGCGCCACCGGGCAGGCACTTACCGAACCGGTACCGACAGTAACCGCTGGCACGTCAAAACGCCCGGGCGGGAATGGTCATGCTCTGGGGATTGTTGAGGCTGCACTGACACCGTTTCTTGCCGGTAATGGTGGTAGTGAATACCAGGCTAAACCGCGCCCACTGGATAAACCTGCTCACACCATTCTGAAGCAGTCCCGCGCCTGTCTTGTTGCGCCAGTGATAGCCCGCCAGTTTGGGGCCAGCGTCGGCCACCGGGCTGACGAACCGAGCGCAACCATTACTGCCGGTGGTGGCGGCAAATCTCAACTTGTAACACCCACGTTGATCCAGATGGGTTATGGCGAACGTCCTGGACAAGAACCGCGTGTGCTTCGACTGGATAACCCGCTGGGGACCGTTACTGCAGGTGGGAATAAATTCGCGACGGTGAGCGCATTCCTGGCGAAACACTATGGCGGTAACTATACGGGGCCGGGCGTCGTTTTAGATGAACCTGTTCATTCAGTTACAACGGTTGATCACCACGCCTTGGTCACATCCAGCATTATCAAAATGCGCGGGACCAATACAGGTCACCCCACTGATATGCCGCTTCAGACTGTGACGGCTGGCGGGCAGCATTTTGGAGAAGTAAAAACCACGCTGGCGGTTACTGAATACGATGAACATCGCGCGCAGCAGACACTGGCGTTCCTGCGGAAATACTGCGGTGAGGACTGTGATGGACTGGTGGAAATGGATGGCATCACTTACCGCATCGTTGATATTGGAATGCGTATGCTTCAGCCACATGAACTCTACCGGGCGCAGGGTTTCCCGGAGTGGTACATCATCGACCAGGACTATCGGGGCAAGAAATACGCGAAAGACAAGCAGGTCGCACGCTGCGGTAACGCTGTTCCCCCACCTTTCGCAGAGGCGCTGGTGAGGGCTAATTTACCTGAATTATGTGTAAACAGGGAGGCAGCATAATGGCAAAATCAGCATCAGAACGTAAAGCAGCGCAACGCGCCCGTCAGTCTGCCGCTGGTGAGCGCAAGATTGAACTGGTGCTTGATTCTCAGGAGCTAGACATGTTGGAGCGGAACTGCGCCGCCCGCCGCCCGGGTCGTGCGCCGTATGAAATGGGCGAATATATTGCGATGCTAATTCGTCAGGATGATGCGCGAGTTCGTGGACGTATCAAATCAATCAGCGCAAATCAATGTGGAAAATGCGGCGACGCGCTGCCGATTACATCATGCCCATGTGCAGGTGATTCTCAGTGCTGGGTTACGTCTGGATGGCATGCGGTGAAACTAACAATGTGACATGTCACGCCAGTCTGCAACATGTAAATAAACCGCCATAAAGGCGGTTTTTCTTTATTTAACATAGTGTTAAATAATAAATCCATTTCATTTTTTAACGTTTTGTGCCTTTAAAAGTTTGCACTTCCAATTACTAAGGAGTATATATACTGGATATCTATACAGTTATTGCAGGGAGGGCGCGTGTTTAAAAAGACGGAGATAGGGGAACATCTCCCCGATAATGGTCGCGTTCTCATTACCTGTAAAAATGGCAAGGTGATGTCTTTAAGAAACGTGTACGACGATGAACATGTCGCATCCCTTAAATCATTGTTAGAACTGGCAGAACAAGCAGGCTGTATTGTTGTTCAAAAAGGTAAACAAAGGGTATAATCACGGTACCGGACTGAACACCCGGCAAACTGTATTTCTGAGCAATTGCTGCGCTAAAGGGGAAACCAATGGCGCAGTATTCATTTGTAAAATCAGCGGGCGGTGTACTTATTCCAGCAACCCCGGATGCTCGCGAATTTATCGACAAAAAATTTCGTCTGGGCGCTGTTTTGTATGCCGACTTTAAACAGGCACGTAATGCAGCGTTTCACAGAAAATTTTTCGCACTCCTCAATCTTGGGTTCGATTACTGGCAACCGTCGGGCGGTGCAATATCCCCGGCAGATAAAAAACTGGTTCGGGGATATGTACAACTGGTTGCTCACTACGCGGGTCACGAAGAAACACTCCAGGAACTGGCCGATCAATATTTGCATGAAGAAGCTGAGAAACGCGCCAGCAATATCAGCGCCGTCAAATCCTTTGAAGCGTTCCGCGCATGGGTAACTATCCAGGCTGGTTTTTATACCAGATACGAAATGCCGGATGGCACAATCCGCAACGAACCAAAATCCATATCGTTTGCCAAAATGGACGATATTGAATTTTCCCAGCTCTACAAATCCGTTCTTGATGTGCTCTGGAATTATATTTTGTTCCGTACATTTCCCTCACAACAGGCTGCAGAAAACGCTGCCTCTCAATTATTCAGTTATGCAGCATGAAAAAAATCGATCTCACCAAACAGGCGCGTGGTCGCATGTGTACCGTGCGCATTCCTGGTATCTGCAATTTTGATCCAGAAACCAGCGTTCTTGCCCATTACCGTATGAGCGACACTTGCGGGATGGGTATCAAACCACATGACATGCAAGGCGCAATTGCCTGTAACTGTTGCCATGACGTAATTGATGGTCGTGTGAAAACCGACATTGATCAGGGCACCCTGAGGCTATATCACGCTGAAGGAGTTTTCCGTACCCAACAGATCTGGAGAGAGGAAGAGTTTATATGATTAACCCATCAACGACAGGAAAGGGCGATGAGATGCTGCGATTAAACACCCTTGAGTCAGTCTGGATTCAGGGCAAACTTCGTATGTGGGGGCGATGGTCATATATTGGGTCAGGCTCAGGCGGTCACATGTTTAATAATCTTCTTGCGTCAAAAAAAGTCAGTAAAACAGCCATTCAGCAGGTTTTGAAACATCTCAAATCATCGGGTCTGGATCACGGTGAACTAATGTCATATTTCATGGATATGCTTTCCGGAAAAGCAAAAAGCAACCTGGCATTTTGTACGGATGAAGAGGGACTTCTTATGGATGCTGTTATCGGTGAAATCCTTATTCGCTCAGGCTATCAGCGTCTTTTTGAATTGATTGTCGATCGTTACAAGAATCGTATGAGTAAGAAATCTATGGCAAGAGGACTGAATACTCGCCACCCGGAATGGTGCCTACGTACCTGCGAAAGCCGAATTGATGTCTGGTTGCAGATGGCAGAAGCCATGTTGTACTTACCTATGTGTGATGTATTCGATAAAAAAGCTGATCGATTCCGGTTGCAAAGTTGCGCGGGGATTGCTTGAATTCAGCTATGCTCGCGAAGCTACACCCGCAGCGATAGATAAAAATTAATAACCCGCCATCAAGCGGGTTTTGTCGTTTCTGGAGCCTGCATGTCCGAGAAAATCACAGAGCAATTAGTATTCCGCCCCGCCAGTGAAAAGCTGACAAAGGAACTGGATGGTGAGTGGGTGATTCTGCTCAACCCATGCGATGGCTGGCATATTGCCCATGTGCTGGCGCTGGAAGAGGATGGTGAAGTCTACCATGTCGGCGCATATCAATTTGCAGGTGGGGAGTTCGAACCGCACGAATTTTATGTTGCCTGGGCATTGCTTCCAGACTCGATAAAACTGTCTGATCACTTTGAAGATCAGAAGATGAGCCAAGAGATTAGAGATGCTCGCTGGCGTGAATGGACAGCTAGCATCAGTAAGTGATTTCAAACCAGATTAGCCGGTCTAGTTCAGTGGCAGAACGGCAGCCTTGTAAGCTGCGCGCCAGAGGTTCGATTCCTTTGACCGTCACCAGAACCCACTGCCTGGGACCCTTCGGTCATAGAGCCGGCATTGCCTTACTCCCATATTGCCCGCTTGTCTCGGGCTTTTTTATTTCAGGCTCACGGGAATCATCCGCTACGTGCTTTGTTGATAAATCCAGCCCGTGAAGCCTGCTCCTTTCCTGTACTCAGCATCATCCGAACTGTCGGAGATGAGGCTTATGAAAATGCACAACGATCCCCAATCCTGGCAGGGCTGGCTGGAGCTGTTCCAGAGCTGGTGGCGAGGAGATACGCCACTGGGCGCTGTTCTGATGTCGTTATTTATGGCTGGTCTGCGTATTGCCTATTTTGGCGGTAACGGTGGCTGGAAGAAAAAAACACTCGAAATTCTGCTTTGTGGCGCCCTGACGTTGACCTTCTCATCTGCGCTGGAATATTTCGGCTGGCCCAAGTCCCTGTCTGTTGCGATTGGTGGCGGTGTCGGCCTTATCGGCGTGGATGCGATCCGCGGCTTTGCAATGAAGTTTATCAGTGGTCGTATCGGTGGGGATAATAACAAGGTTTAATCATGAACGAGTCTCAATTTCAGCAGGCGGCTGGTATTAGCGCCGGGCTTTCTGCGCGCTGGTATCCGCATATTACGGCGGCAATGAGCGAATTCGGTATTACTGCTCCACTGGATCAGGCCATGTTCATTGCTCAGGCGGGACATGAAAGCGCTGGTTTTACAAGGCTGGTGGAGAGCTTCAACTACAGTATCGCCGGGCTGACCGGATTCATCCGCGCCGGGAGAATCACTCCAGATCAGGCCAGTACTCTTGGACGAAAAGTCTGTGAGAAGGCGCTTCCGCTCGAGCGACAGCGTGCAATAGCTAATCTGGTATACAGCAAGCGAATGGGTAACAACGGACCTGGCGACGGCTGGAACTACCGCGGGCGTGGACTTATCCAGATCACAGGTCTGAACAACTACCGTGATTGCGGTAACGGGATCAAAACTGAGCTCGTTGCCCATCCGGATCTACTGGCACAGGATACGTATGCTGCCCGTAGTGCAGCGTGGTTTTTTGTGATTAAAGGGTGCCTGAAATACTCCGGCGATGTGGAGCGAATCACGCTCATTATCAACGGCGGCCTGAACGGTATCGACGATCGCCGGGCGCGCTACTACAAGGCGCGGGCGCTGCTGGTATGAAAATAAGTTACCTGATACTCATTGCGATTTTTATCGCCTGTATTGCGGGCGGCCTTATCTGGTCAGCGGACCATTACCATGGAGAGTTTCTGAAGGAACAACGTCGCGCTGATATTGCAGAACGTGAAGTTGAAATGCAGGGGCAGGTCATCGCTGCACAGGCTTTCAACTTCAACCGGTTTAACTTGGTAGCGGAGAACGCCAGCCGCCTGAACTCGCTGATTGATGCCGGCACAGAGAAAACGGTTATCGAATACCGGGAGATTCTTCGACGTGAAAAAACTTGTGATCTGCCTGTTCCTGCTGACATTGCTGGTGGGCTGCTCGAATACGCGTACCGTTTACGTGCCAGCGCAATGCACCCCGATTCCGGGAACGCTGACGCAGCCGGTGATAACGCCGCTTCCACCAGCTCGCTGACGTATTGCCAGGCTGTTCTGTGGATCAAGCCGCTGCTGGTCGCTATCGAAAAAGCGAATAACCAGCTGGCTGGAGTTCGGGAAATTGAAAGTAGCAAGAAAGAGTCGCAATTGGTGAATTTAAGCAGCTCATCACATTGAAATTTAAAATTAGTCACCAATATAAGAAGTACCATGATAGGCATGGTTTATATGGAGATTAAACATGTTTGAAAATTACGCCTACGCGACAAAAGAAGAGCGCAACCGCGGTGAGATTGTTAAAGCAGCATTAGAAATTGTCAAAGCGTCAGTATCAGCTTCTTCCAGTTACACAGGAAGAGACAAGCTTGAAAAGGATATCAAGTTTGTTGTTGCAAATATTGAGTCACTGGCAGACGCTATTGAAAATGCGATGAAAGACAAGTGAGTACAACCGCCTCCGGGCGGTTTTTATTGCCATCACAAAGGCCACCTTCGGGTGGCTTTTTTAATGGCTTTAACCATAGGACAGCAACATGGCAAAACCGGACTGGGAGGCCATCGAGACGGCATACCGGGCCGGAATTATGAGCCTTCGCGACATAGGGGCGCTGTACGGCGTAACGGAAGGGGCGATAAGGAAGAAAGCAAAGAAGCTGGAGTGGGTACGCAAAAATAGTACGCAGGTACGCAAAAATGGTACGCAAAAAAACACGGTGCGTACCACGAGGAGGCCTGCCAGCTCCGGCGTAGTGCATAAGCATTCGCAGCCAGAAACCAAACCTCCCGCAGATACGAAACCCGAAACGGTACGCAAAAAGGTTGTCACTAATCATCCCCCTTTTCAGCCCGGTAATCAGTATGCGCTGAAACATGGCGGTTACGCCCGGCGCCTTCTCCTGAAAGATGAAGTCGTTGAGGATGCCAGAGCGCTGACGCTTGAAGATGAGCTCTTCCGGTTGCGGGCGAATAACCTGATGGCCGCCGAGAACATTGGTCGCTGGTTCACCCTGCTGGAGGATGCGGAGGAAGAGCAGCAGCGCAAAATTCTGATGGATAACATCAGCGCTGCCGAAAAGGCGATGATGCGTAACACCGTGCGCATTGAATCCATCGTTGGAACGCTGGCGACCGTTAGCAAAATACACGCCGACACTGATTATCGTTTGGCGGCTACTGATAAGGTATCTCTCGAGGCTGACAGGCTGCGACGTGATGCTGGTATTGATGATGGTAACGGAGAACGTGACCTGAATGACTTCTACGCCGATATCCAGACCGACGCTTAATCCGGCCCTGAGAAACTTCTGGACCACGCAGGCGCGAAATAAGGTGCTCTATGGCGGGCGGTCATCGTCAAAATCATGGGATGCAGCCGGATTTGCAATATTCCTGGCAAATAAATACAGCCTGCGTTTTTGCTGCGCTCGCCAGATCCAGAACAAAATTGAAGAATCGGTTTACACGCTTCTCAAAATTCAGATAGACCGGTTTGGCTTGCGGCATCGTTTCCGCATTCTGAACAACAAAATCATTAACCGGGTTACCGGCTCGGAATTTGTTTTTTATGGGTTATGGCGCAACATCGAAGAAATTAAGTCACTGGAGGGGATCGATGTGTTGTGGCTGGAAGAAGCCCATGCACTGACGGAATATCAATGGAAAATACTGGAGCCGACAATCCGTAAAGAGGGTTCAGAGTGTTGGTTTATTTTTAACCCTGGACTGGTAACTGATTTCGTGTGGCGTAACTTTGTGGTCGATCCGCCAGAAGATACGCTGATTCGCAAAATCAACTACGACGAGAATCCATTCCTTTCAGACACCATGCTGAAGGTTATCGATGCAGCCAGGCGTCGTGACCCGGAAGGGTTTGTGCATGTTTATGAGGGCGTACCAGAGTCTGATGATGATGCGGCAATTATTAAGCTTTCGTGGATTGAGGCGGCTGTTGACGCGCATAAGGTTCTGGGCTTCGGGCCTGAAGGACGTAAGCGCATCGGTTTCGATGTTGCCGACAGTGGCGCGGATAAGTGTGCCAACGTTTATCGACATGGTTCTGTGGTGTACTGGGCTGACGAGTGGAAAGCGAAAGAAGACGAGTTGCTGAAAAGTTGTCTGCGCACCTATCAGGCGGCAATAGAGCGCGGTGCTGATATCGTTTACGACTCGATCGGTGTTGGTGCGTCGGCGGGCGCAAAGTTCTCGGAAATTAACGATGACCGGAGGAGCGAGAATCTTGATGCGGCCCGGCTCAGCTACCAGCGTTTTAATGCCGGTGCTGGCGTTAACGATCCTGATGACGAATACAACGGCATTCCCAATAAAGACTTTTTCGCCAACCTTAAAGCTCAAGCCTGGTGGCTGGTGGCCGACCGTTTCCGTAATACCTTCAATGCGGTAAAGGCTGCGAAAGAGGGCGTGAAGGGTGAACGGTTCCGGGTCGATGAGTTAATCAGCATTGATTCCTCATGCCCGTTGCTGCAAAAGCTCAAGCTGGAGTTAACAACGCCACACCGCGATTTTGACCGTAATGGTCGTGTAATGGTGGAAACCAAAAAGGATCTGGCGAAACGAGATATCCCGTCACCGAACGTCGCCGATGCGTTCATTATGGCCTTTGCGCCTACGGACTCTGCATTGGATAACTGGGCGGCATTGGGCTGCAAGTAAATAACACACGTCGAATACTCTATTTCCCCCGTGAGGATATATGTCCCGAAAGAAACGCCAGAACGGCGCACAACAGCCCGTTAGGACAGCTGACGGGTACAATAATTTCACGGCCAAACTTGGCAGCGATACCAGAAACATCCAGACGGGCGGAATGTACATGCCCGGCTACATCAGCCGAAACAGAGTGATGCTGGAGTTTGCGTATCGTTCATCGTTCCTCGTGGGCGCCGGTGTGGATGCTATGGCCGATGATATGACCCGCAAGGGCATTAACATCAGCTCAAAGCTGAAACCTGGTCAAAAGGGGAAGTTCGAAACTTTCTGGGATGATCTTGCCATCTGGGATGGGCTTAACGATAACCTCAAATGGTCGCGATTGTACGGCGGCGCGGTGCTGGTGGTCCTGCTTGAAGGTCAGGATATGTCCTCCCCTTTGAAACTGGATCGCATCAAAGAGGGGCAGTTTAAAGGCGTGATGAGCCTTGACCGCTGGATGGTTAACCCGAGCTATTACGATCTCGTTACCGATTACGGTCCCGATTTTGGAAAACCGAAATATTACAAGGTAATCACGAACCAGCAGGGGATTCCCCCCTGGAAGATTCATCACAGCCGTGTTATCCGCATGGAGGGCGATACACTACCGTTCCAGCAGGCCCAGACGGAAAACGGCTGGGGGATGTCTGTGGTTGAGCGTATTTTCGAGCGTATCGAGGCATTTGATACTGCGACGGTCGGCACCACACAGTTGATCCACAAAGCGCATTTGCGAACCTACAGCATTGCTGAACTTCGAAAAATACTTGCTGCAGGCGGCGACCTCGAAAAAGCGCTGATGAAGCACATGGACATGATCCGACAGTTTCAGACCATCGAAGGTATGACCATCATGGACGCTGCGGACAAGTTCGAAACGCACAGCTACACGTTCGCGGGTATCGCTGATGTTCTTCTGCGCTTTGCTGAGCAGGTTTCTGGCGCGACGGGAATCCCTCTGGTCCGTCTGTTCGGGCAGTCCCCTGCTGGCTTCAACACCGGCGACGGCGATCTGGAAAACTACTACAGCCGGGTTAACTCATTGCAGGAACGACGCTTACGTCGCCATATTCGCTGGTTGCTTGATATTTCCTGGCGTTCTCTGTTCGGCGAGCCACTGCCCGATGATTTCACATTCGAGTTTAACAAACTCTGGGAGATGTCAGACGTCGACCGTGCCGCGATGGCAAACAACGTAGTGACCGCACTTGGTATCGCCGTTCGCGACCTCGGGATGCCTCCGGCAGCAGCGCTTAACGACCTCAGGAACATTTCTGATGTGATTGGCATCGGTGGTTCTGTCACTGACAAGGATATAGAAGATGCGAAGACCCAGTGGCAGGAGGATGAACCTGAAACCATCCCTCCGCCGTCGTTCGGAGATCCAGTATCGAAAAAGCCTGTTGGCGATAGCAAACCAGATAGGGCAGATCGTCGATGGTACTTACGATGGTTCTCAGGCTAGCGCTGACAGTATTTCGATAACGCTGGTGGACTATTCAGATGTAATCAGCGACTGGGCAGAGCAGGTCGGGCGAAGGATGTTTGCCCAGGTCGAGCAGGAGGAATGGAGGCAGTGGAAATCGGTATCTGAGGAAATAGGCGCTGGCCTGCGCCATGTGGTGGGTAATACCCCCGTCGGGCAGGTGGCGCAGGATGTCATATACCGCCAGATTCAGCTGATGAAGTCCCTGCCGCTGGAAGCAGCCGATCGCGTGATGGACATACAAAAGCGTGCAATGCAGGCGGTTATCGCCGGCGAACGTCCGGATCAGCTCTATGAGATGATTATGGTCTCCGGTGATGTAGCCGCTGGACGTGCACGCACTATTGCACGAACTGAGATTGGCCGCGCCACTTCCGCTTTGACACAGGCCCGCGCGCTGGCCGTTGGCTCCGAGGGCTACTGGTGGCGTATTAAGGGCGCAGGTACCCGCGACTCACATTACAAAATGCGCAATAAGTTTGTGCGCTGGGACAGCCCACCAACGCTCGATGGTATGACCGGACATGCCGGATGCCTGCCTAACTGCCAGTGCTGGCCTGAGGTTCAGATCCCACCCCCAAGGAAATAGCGGGTCGCCACTGAGCGGCTTTTTTATTGCCCGCAATTTAGCAGGTAACTCATGAAATATTTCTTCACTACCCGCCTGGGCGAGACTCGCTACCTGCAGGCGGATGGTTCTCTGCTGTGTAAAGATGTTCCGATCGCACGAACGGGAACGCAGGTCTACTTACCCGAAGAAATCGACCTAGAGCCTGACGCCAGCGGCACAGTGACGGTCTGGCGAACGGAGGATGAAGTGTTTTCCCCGGAGACGATGGCGAGCTTTGAGGGCGTCGCCGTCACGCTGGGGCATCCGGAGGACGAGGAAGGCAATATTGTTTTCGTCAATCCTTCCAACTTCGCAGAGCTGGCCCACGGACATATTCAGAATGTCCGGCGCGGTGCTGGTGATAAATCGGATCTGCTCATTGCTGACGTGCTGATTAAGCGGCAGGAGGCAATCGACGCAGTGAATTCAGGCCTGACCGATGTCAGTTGTGGCTACGACGCTAAGTACAGGCAACTGGCACCAGGCAAGGGCAAGCAATACCAAATCACAGGTAACCACCTCGCTGTCGGCATTGATCGTGGGCGGGCTGGTGGCCGCTGTGCAATCGGGGATTCCATCCCATCATCCAAAGGAAAAAACATGAAACCTACGTTATTACAGAGGCTGGTAGCGGCTATCCGCACGCGAGATGACGATGCGCTGGCCCGTCTGGCTGATGAGGCCGCCGCAGCAGATTTACCCTCTGATGCGATGGGATCTATCCCCGGGCCAACAATCAATATCAATGTGCCGTCACAGGCTACGGCTCTTCCGACTGAGAACCGGACCACAACGGACGAAACGCCGGAAGACGAGAAGAACAAAGACAAAACAACCGATGAAGGCGTGCCGGAATGGGCTGTAGCTATTCTGGCGCGTCTGGACGCACTGGAAGGTAAAACGGCGGATGATGCTCCGGATGATATCACCACAGCCGATGAAGATGCGGAGGAAGACAGCAAAGTGACGGGGGATGCGGCATTTAAGCGCAACCTGATCGCAGATGCGGAAATCATCTGTCCGGGCTTTCAGCCAGCTGGTGATAAAGGTCTGAAGCGCCAGGTTCTGAACCATGCGCTGCGTACTGGCGACAGCCTGAAAGCGTTCGGTGTAAGTGATTTTTCCAAAGCACCAAAATCTACGGTAGATGCCGTATTTAAGGCTGCCGTCGAAATTAATAAAGCCAAAAACCATCTTCTGCCGCTGAATAACGGTGTTCGTACCACCGACGGTAGCACCAGCACCAAACACATGTCACCGGCTGAACTGAACAAGATCAATGCCGACTTCTGGAAAAATCGTAAATAAGGTAATTCAACATGGCTGGAAATGCATATTTAACCCGCATGCCCCTTGGGTTTGTCGGTGCCGTAACACGTCCCCGTGATCTGACCATTGAGCCGGTAATGCTGGATCATAACAAATTGTTTTCAACCTACGGTCTGCCTGGTAAGTACGTTGATAATCAGTTCGTTCCGCTGGTGGATGGCGACACTATCGACAAGGTAAAGGGCATTTTCGTCCGTCCTTTTCCGATCACTTCAGCGCCTGATCTGGCCTGGCTCGGTGTCACTGCGAATCAGGTCGGTGACAACCTCAAACGCGGTTACATCTGCGTTAAAGCGACAGCAGGTAACGCGACGGCTGCGAAGAAAGGCGATCCGGTATACGTTCGCGTGGCTGGTGGCACTACTCAAAGCCCGGTTGGCTCTTTTGTTTTGTCTCCGGACTCCACCGCATCAAATACACCTCAGCTGACAAATGCAGAGGTCATGGGGCCGGGTGAAGCCGACGGCCGTATTGAAATCGCTTATAACATCTGAGGGAATAATTAATGCTTACAATTGACAGAGCGACTATCGACTCCACTGGCGCGTTTCTCGTCGGGGAACTGGAGCGTATGGACCAGTCGCTGAATATGCCGCTGGTGTCCGTTAAGTGGACCCGTGACATGCCATTGCGCAGCGATATCTCTATCGCGGATGAAGTATCGTCCTTCACCAACACCGATTTTTCCAGTGTCGGCGGCCCAAATCCGATTGGTAAAAACTGGATGGGCAAGAAAGGTACTGCCACTCCGGGGCCTGAGCTGAATATTGTTCCTACCCGTAATAACCTGACTCCGTGGGCAACGGAAGTCTCCTGGACGGTTCTTGAGCTGGCATCTGCTCAGCAGCTGGGACGCCCGATTGACACCCAGAAGTATGAAGCCATGAAGTTGAAGTGGAACATGGATACCGATGAGCAGGTTTATATCGGTGATTCAGTTCTGGGCGTGGCTGGCCTGCTAAATTTGCCGGATATCACACCACTGGCCGCCGCCGCCGCATGGACAGCCACAACCGATCCGGACGTCATCCTGCAGGATATTAACCTGTTGCTGACCGACGTCTGGATGCGTTCTGGTTATGCGGTCTGCCCCGCTAAAATCGGCCTTGCTCCGGAGCTGTTCGGCCTGTTGACCACTAAAAAGGTTTCCTCGGCGGGTAACATTTCCGTACTTGAGTACGTGAAAATTAACTGCATCGCGTATCAGGAAAACGGCGAGCCGCTGGAAATTGTCTCCATCAAGTGGGCGTCTAAACGTGGGGCTGGTGGCGCCCACCGTATTGTGGCCTACACCCAGGACGAAAAATACATTCGCTTCCCGATGGTTCCGTTGCTGAATACCCCGCTGGAATATCGTGGTATGCAGCAGTTGACTGTCTACTACGGGAAACTGGGGCAGGTTGAAGCGCCGTATTCCAATACGATCTCTTACCTGGACGTTCCGGCATCCTGATAACCACCGCAGGCGGGGGAAACCTCGCCTTTTTTGATGGAGTGACGATATGAAGTATCTCGTAAATACTGGCGTGACGTTGAGTCTTGCAGATGGTTCCAGGTATGAAATCACCAAAGGTATCCACAGTGGTGCTGATTTCCCGGATAACGTGAGGTCTCACTGGGCCTTCGATGCTTATGCGAAACAGATTGACGATGCGGAAGCGGATAAACTGGAAGCGGTTAATGCAGACCTGAAGGCATATGTTGTTTCTCTGGAAAGCGCTAACGCTGAATTACTGGCACAAATCGCCGAAAAGGATAAGGAAATTGCCGGGCTGAAGTCTGCTGTAACAAAGCCGGATGATAAATCTGTTGAAAGTGAAGTCAAACAGGAGACTGGCAATGCCAAAAAACAGTCTTCTGCCAACAAGTGAACAGTTCCGCTCCGATTTCCCTGAGTTCGCCGATAAAACCCGATACCCTGACCCCTCAGTAAATTTCTATCTGGGACAGGCAGACACAATCCTGAATCAGGACGTACAGGGCGATCAGTTCGTCTACCTGGCCGAACTATTCACCGCTCACTATACGGAGCTGCGCGGCCGTACGCTGGCCGCCGCTGCCGCAGGTGGTGTGAACAGCAACGGTGCGGCAGGTGTCGTGTCCTCTAAATCAGTGGATAAGGTTTCAGTGAGCTATGACGTGTCCGGGGTAATCAATCCGGATGCCGGTTTCTGGAACAGTACCGCCTACGGGCGAGAGTTCTACTGGTGGTGGTCCATGTTCGGCGCTGGCGGCAGGCAACTGCTATGAAAAAAAGCGGGTTAACGGTTCGCGCCGACAACGCCGTATCTGTTCTGGAATCCCTCAGACAGTTATCCGGAATGGATGTACTGGTGGGAATACCTGAGGATAAGGCAGGGCGTGAGGATGGCTCACCGATTAATAACGCGGAACTGGGCTACCTCCACTCAACGGGCGCAACAGTGGAAATCGACGGTACGACAGTCACGCTTCCCCCGCGTCCTTTTCTGGAGATGGGAATCGAGGACTCAAAACCCCGAACAACTGCGCACCTCAAAGCAGCGGCAACCGCCACGCTGGAGGGGCAGACTGAAGCCGCAATGCGTGATCTGGAGAGCGCCGGACAGATTGCCCGTGATGCTGCAAAAGCCATTATCGGTGCTGGCGACAGACTACCCCCTCTTTCTGAGAAAACCCTGGAACGCAGACGGGCTGAGAGCATTCCCGGCGACAAGCCGCTGTATGCCCACGGTTACTTGCTGCGCTCAATTAACTACGTCGTGAGGAAAAAATAATGCCTCTTCTCGATGTGAGTGATGTTCTTCTCGATCCCGACTTCATGGACACCAGTCTGGTGTGTCACCGGCAGGTTCAGACGGTGGATGAGGATAATTTCACGAAAAACACAGCTCAGGATATTCCATTCTCTGGTGTGGTGACGGTTGACCGTTCGCTGGAAGCCCAACGAATGGAGGCAGGCCAGAACATCAGCGGCGCGATCCTCATCGTGACGCAGTTCAGATTAACCCAGGGCCAGCCTGGTACAGACATCTCCCCGCGACTTGATGCTGATATCGTGACCTGTAACGGACGCGACTATCGCGTGACGTTCGTCGACCCGTACACCAGTTACGGCGCCGGATTCGTCCAGGCGCATTGTGAGCTGGTGGACTTTAACGGAGGGACGCCAGTTGAGTAACGACAGCACCGCGCACGGATATCTGACGCCTGTCGGGGATAGCCCTCCGTATGATGAGGCGCTGGAGCGTGAAATCAGCCGGTGGATTCGTGGTGTTTCTGGCTTGCCGGCCGCGCTTGTTTTCCCCCGATGGACTAACCCGCAGCCGCAGATCCCCAAAAACGGAACGACCTGGTGTGGCTTCGGTATCACCACTGTTCCGCAGCCGCTGAGTCAGTCTGATGTTCAGGTATCGGAAGAACAATCCGAACAATGGACATGGGAGCAGATCACGGTAGTTTGCTGCTTTTATGGCCCTCAGGGGGCAAGCACCGCATCTGCTTTCCGGGCGGGGATTTTCGTCGAGCAGAACAATGCTGAACTGAACCGATCGGGGCTTTCTCTGGTGGAGGCCGGAACCATCTATAACCTGCCAGAACTCATTAACAACCAGTGGGTGAGGCGCTATGACCTCACCATCACGCTGTCCCGCAAAAACATCCGTACCTACAACGTCCGGACGCTGAAAGATGCGCCCGTCTCATTTTTCGGAGACTAAATTATGCCGCAGGGATTACCTGTATCAAACGTCGTTAATGTCGACGTGATCATTGGGCCGCGCGCGGCTACTGGTCGAAATTTTGGTTCACTGCTTATTCTCGGGACATCCACGGTCATTCCGGTGAAAGAGCGTCTTCGCCTCTACTCCTCAAAGGAGGACATCGGATCTGATTTCGGCGTGGACAGCCCCGAATATGAAGCAGCAACAGTCTATTTCTCGCAATCACCACGACCTAAAGAGGTGTATGTAGGTCGCTGGGCTAAAACACTGGCAACGGGTGAGGCGGGTGCTGCTGAAAATCTGATGGATGCGGTTAACGCCGTAATGGGCTACACCAACTGGTATGGTCTCGGTATTGCAGACAAAGAGGATATTGCAGATGACGACTGGCTGAAAGTTGCTGCAGCCGTAGAAGCTTCGGGCGTCAGCCGCATTCTGGCAATTACCACCAGCGATCCCGCCACCGTTGACGCCACTTCAACCGGGGATCTGGCCTACAAGCTGAAGGCGGCAAAATACGGGCGCACGTTCGTACAGTATTCCTCCAGCAGCAAGTACGCTGCGCTGTCTGCATTTGGCCGCGCGTTTACGGTGAATTTCAACGGCAGCAATACCACCATTACCCTGAAATTTAAACAGGAGCCGGGGATCACTTACGAAACTCTGACGACTGATCAGGCGGCGGCGCTGGATGCCAAAAAATGCAACGTGTTTGTGTATTACCAGAACGATACGGCAATCCTGCAGCAGGGCGTCATGTCCAGCGGTGATTTCTTTGATGAGCGCCACGGGCTCGACTGGCTGCAGAACTACGTTCAGACCAACCTGTATAACCTGCTGTACACCAGTACAACCAAAGTGCCTCAGACCGATGCGGGTGTTACACGTCTTCTGTCCAATGTTGAGCAGTCTATGGATCAGTCCGTGACGAACGGGCTGGTGGCTGCTGGCGTATGGAACGGTGGCCCAATCGGGCAACTGGATTCCGGCGATACGCTGACAAAAGGGTATTACGTCTACGCGCAGCCGATTTCCGAGCAGGCGCAGGCAGACCGTGAAGCCCGTAAGGCACCGGTTATTCAGGTTGCCTGTAAGCTGGCTGGCGCAGTGCATTTCGCTGATGTTCAGATCAACGTCGTTCGCTAAGGAGAACATGAATGGCTACTTATTCTTTTATGGACGTCACGGCGTCCCTCTCCGGTCCGACTGGTGTAATTGATCTGGGTTACGGCTCCGCCAGCTCCGAGGAAGGGATCACCGTGGCTATGGCCGGCCCTAAAAACACCATGACAATCGGCGCTGATGGTGAAGTGATGCACAGCCTTCACGCAGACAAGAGCGGCACGGTAACCGTCAACCTGCTGAAGACCTCGCCGACAAACAAAAAGCTGTCTCTGGCGTATAACGCGCAAAGCCAGTCCTCCGGTACCTGGGGGAACAATGTCATTGTGATCCGAAATAAGGTAAGCGGTGACATTATCACGGCGCGCAGCGTGGCGTTCCAGAAACAGCCGGATAACGCCAACGCGAAAGCCGGTAATACGATGCCCTGGGTATTTGACTGCGGCAAAATCGACCAGGTACTCGGAGAGTTTTAACGGATGGAATGTTCAGTCAAAGGCCACGATTACCGAGTGGCAAAACTCAGCGTTTTTGATCAGCTGAAAGTGACCCGCAAACTGCTGCCGGTGCTGGCGGGCATGATGTCAGATTTCGGGAGCATTCGCTCTCTTCTGCCTGCAGATGGCAAAATCGATGGCGCAAAATTTGATGCGTTAAAGCCGGTATTTGAAACCCTGCTGCCGCGTATCGCCGATGAACTGTCTTCCCTGACCGAAGATGACACCAACGCGATTATTCATCCTTGCCTGGCTGTGGTGTCACGCAAACATATGGGTGGATGGACCCCGGTATTTAGCAGCGGTCAGTTGGTGTTTGACGATATCGACCTGCTGACCATGCTGCAGCTGGTGGCGCGGGTGGTCGCCGATTCGCTGGGAAATTTTTTGCCCGTGAGCCTTACCAGCGAGATGCCGGACCAGACTCAGGGTTAACCCTCAACAGCCTGCCTGACGGGATGTCTTATCTCCTTGACCCGGTTGACGCCGGGTTAATCCCTTATTACGCGCTGAAGGATGGATCAGTCGATCTGTGCGATATCGCGCTGATGAATGACCATCTGGCCGTTAAGGCTGACAACCAGCGCCGTATTGAGAAATGGAGAGAGGATAATGAACGCTGAGACTATTAAAGATTTTCTCGTCTCCCTTGGCTTTGATATTGATAAAGCCGGATACGAGAAATTTGAATCTGTTCTTGCTGGCGTCACCGCAAATGCCATAAAAACAGGGCTGGCGGTGGAAGGTGCGGCGCTGTCCGTTGTTGCGTTTACGGCGAAAATTGCCTCCGGTCTGGATAATCTCTACTGGGCATCTCAACGCACCGGCGCGACGGTTCAGGGGATTCAGTCGATTGGCTACGCAGTTTCGCAGGTGGGCGGTAGTGTGGACGCGGCGCGGACTTCGCTGGAAAGCCTCTCCCGGTTTGTGCGTAATAACCCCGGCGCGGAAGGTTTCCTGAACCGCCTGGGCGTACAGACCCGGGACGCCAGCGGGAATATGCGCGATATGGCCGCCATTTTTACGGGCGTCGGCCAGAAGCTCAGCAGCATGCCGTATTACCGGGCTAACCAGTATGCGCAGATGCTGGGCATTGATGAAAATACCCTTATGGCGATGCGCCGGGGTTTAGGGGGATTCTCCGGCCAGTACAGCGCGATGGCAAAGGCCATCGGTTTCAATGCTGACGAGGCGGCCAAAAGCTCCAACAGGTTCATGACCTCCCTGCGCGAGTTCGGCGCGATGGCAGGCTTGGCCCGTGACAAGATCGGCTCTAATCTTGCTGGTGGTCTGGCGGGTTCGCTGGACACGCTGCGCCGCCACATCCTGGATAACTTCCCGCGCATCGAGCAGACCCTGACGAAAGCCATAAAAGGTATTCTGACGCTCGGGGATATCATCGGGCGCCTGTTCTTCAGGCTTATTGAGGGAACATCCAGCCTTATCACCTGGTGGCAATCACTGGATAAGCAAACGCGGGAACTGATCTCGCTGTTTGGCGCACTGACGATTGCGCTGCGCATTCTGAACAGTACGTTCTGGATGTCGCCGATTGGCCTCATTACCGCGCTGGCGGCGGGGATCGCCCTCCTGTGGGAAGACTATCAGACCTGGAAGGAAGGCGGCCAGAGCCTGATTGACTGGGAGAAATGGAAACCGGAGGTCGACGTCGCGCTGAAGATGGTTCGTGACCTGAAAGCGACCGTTAACGACCTGGCGAAAGCACTGGCGAAACTGCTCAACATTGACCCCAAATCGTGGTCCCTGAAATGGGATTTCAGCAATTTCATCGACCAGATGGGGGAGTTCAGCAAAATGCTGAACATGATCGCTGACCTGCTCAATGCCATTAAAGACGGTCGCTGGGCCGATGCCGCCAGCATCGGCAAACAGATGCTTAATCAGGGCAGCGAAAATTCATCAGCGATGCCAATGGTAACAGACAGCGCCAACGGTGCCGCCGACTGGATTAAAGAGCACTGGGGATTCGATCCCCGCAGCGTAGGCCGAACGGTTCGCGGCTGGTTTGGGGGGGATGACCCTGAACAACACGGACAGTCAGTTAAGCGGCCACAACCAACAAAAGCTGGCGCTGAGCTGCTGGGATGGATGCAGCCGATGCTAACCAATCTGGAACACCTATACCGGCTTCCGGAAGGTTTATTGCGCAGTGTGGCCATCACTGAATCAGGCGGGAATCAGTTTGCAGTTTCCGGCGCCGGCGCTAAAGGCCTGTTTCAGTTTATGGACGGCACTGCACGAGATATGGGGCTGCGCGGGAATGATGTTTTCGATCCGGAGAAGGCTGCGCAGGCTGCAGCAAAATATCTTTCACAGTTGCTGCGGGCGAATGGCGGTGACCTGAGCAAGGCGCTGGCGTCATATAACTGGGGGATCGGGAATGTACAGAAACACGGGATGGCCCTTATGCCTCAGGAAACCCGCAACTACATTCCGAAGGTGTTAAGCAACATGCCCGCTCCCGGAGCTCAGGTCCAGCAACAGAACACCTATCACATTTACGGTGGTGGTGATCCGCACTCCGTGGGGAATCAGGTAGAACGTCGGCAGCAGTCTGCAAATGCCCAGCTCATGCGCGGCAATCAAACGAAGGTGGGTTAATGGATATTCTCTCTACTCTCTTTCATCAGCAGTCCAGGAGAATTGGGGTGCTTATCCCCAGTGTGGTTGTTTCAGAGAAGCACACCGACACGCTAGAGATAACAGAGCACCCTGTCGAGGTCGGTGCCGCCATCGCTGACCATGCCTACAAAAAACCGTCTGAAGTGGTGATGGAGGTCGGTTTCGCTGGTGGCGGATCGTTGCTGGATTTTGCCAGTAACCTGACGGCCACCAGCTTACTGGGCCTGAGTCCTCAGCAGACGTATCAGGAGATACTCGACTTGCAGGAAAGCCGTATTCCCTTCGATGTGGTGACCGGCAAACGGCTGTACAGCAACATGCTGATCCGCGCACTGGAGGTGACGACCGACAGGACGACCGAAAATGTCTTGTCCGCCGTCCTCACCCTGAGGGAGGTTCTCATCTCGCAGACGCAGCAGGTAACCGTCGCGGATAAAACCGACATGAAGGACGGGGCCAGCACGTCGCCAGTCCTCAATACCGGAACCAAAACAACTAAACCGCCCAACACTTCTTTATTGCAGAGTGGTGCGGCTTTTCTGGGGCTGGGTTAATGACTATTCAGGAAATTCCGCTGACCGCGGATAACCAGCAGTTCAGCATCATCCTGGCGGGTATCACGTGGCGGATTCGCATCATCTGGCGTGACCTGTACTGGATCATGGACCTGCAGAACGACAGGGGGGAGCCGGTAATCTCCGGCATTCCTTTGGTCACTGGCGCCGACCTGCTGGCACAGTACGCATACATGGGACTGGGTTTTAAGCTGGTGGTGATGTGTGACGACAGTACACAGGATTATCCGACGAAAACCGATCTGGGCGGTCGCAGCCATTTACTGGTATTAACGGAGTAAGCATGTCACAGAACTGGATGAGGCATTTCGAGCTGCAGCTCGTGGGCGAAAACGGACAGGGTATTCAACTCAGCGATTTTAAAGTGACCTTTACGATCGACTGGTTCAACATCAGCAGCGCGTCCCGGGTGGGAACGTTCAAAATCTACAACCTCTCGGCAGATACGGTGAACCGCATCACCGGGCAGGAGTTTTCGAAAGTGCGGCTGATTGCCGGTTACGACGGTATCGCGCCGGAGGTATCGGCCAGCGACGTCGGGACCGTGCGGGAAGTCGACGCGGCGGACGTGGCCCAGAGTGATGGCCGCAACTATGGACTGATTTTCAGCGGCGAAATTCGCTACTCGGTCACAGGAAAAGACAGCCCCATTGATACCTATGTCCTGATTCAGGCCGCCGATACGGATCTGGCATTTGCCACCAGCATTACCAATCAGACGCTGGCAGCGGGTTACACGACAGAAGATATGTTCAGGCTGTTGATGAAGGACTTCGAAGCCAAAGGCGCGACCGTCGGTCGCACTCCGGTATTCCCCCCGACTGTTTTCCCGCGGGGACGTGCGCTGTTTGGCATGACACGGCATCTTATGGATAACGTTGCTGCTCAGTGCGGCGCCACCTGGCAGTTCGTGGATGGTCAGCTTAATATGTTGCCCGAAGGTGAATACATGCACGACGCGATTGTGCTCAACAGCGCCACCGGGCTGATCGGCATGCCTCAGCAGACCATCGGTAATGGCGTTAACGTCCGTGCGCTGATTAACCCGAACATCCGGGTTAACGGGCTCATTCAGCTGGATCAGGCTTCTATCTATAAAACAGCTTTACCGAATGACGATATCGCTAAAGCGGCGGGACGTTACTTTGACGAAACAATAGATGGCAACTCTAACGTTACCCTGCCCGTGTCCAAACAAACGACGGCCAGCATAGCCACAGATGGCGTTTATGTTGTGAAAGGCATTATGTATACTGGTGACACAAGGGGCCAGCCGTGGTACATGGATATGATGTGCGAAGCGCGTGGCGCGGCGGATCTCCGCACTCAGGACTCGCTTAATCGGGGGTAAATTTGAAAGCCTTAGCCATTTTAATTGTTGCCTTTATGTCATTTGGGGCATCAGCAAGCGGGTACACCGCTTATTGTGGGCCTTACACCATCACTGCAAGGTTGGGTGAAATGGACATGATTAACGGTGAACGCGTCACATCGCAGAAAATTACAAATCTTGGTGCTGATGGCATTAAGATTGATATGGGGCTTATGCCTGCTAAAGATGGCAACAATTATGGCTTTGAATACATTCGCCGTCCGGGTACCGAAACGCGATTCCTGAATGTCCAACTGCTGCAGAACAGCATGGACGCGCCGAAAGTTATCGGCTCTTTCCCATGCAAAAAAGTTTCTGATTAAAATAATTAATGGACTTTGTTTATGGCGGTCAGCAGGTCAAAGAAAATAGTTTTATTAGTTGTCATTGTTGTAGGTTATTTAATTGGAAACCATAAAAACAATGAAATTGATAAAGTTTCTGGTAACACCGAAGCCCCTGAAAAGGCTGCAGCGCAACAATCAAGTAATGCTCCTACTTTGTCTGAGGACGCTCTTTTAAAGAATGAAGTGATATTTACCTGTAAGGATATCGCCCGCTCTTCTTTATCGTTGCCGGACACATTCGAAACCGAACAAACAGAAAGCGGAATCAACGAGAAAAATGGAGAGCAAGTTTATTACTTTACTTTGCATTTTTCTGGAATGAACGCCTTCAATAGTCGAATCACTCATACAATAGAGTGCTACGGGACGGTAGGAGACAAAAACCGAACTGTGACCTATAAAACATTCAACTAACCCGCCACCCGGCGGGTTTTTTGCTTTCTGGAGCCTACCAAATGGCAGTATCTGACCAGACCCGCAGCGGCGACCTTGCCGAAACATTCAAATCTGAGCGGGAAACAACAAAGAACCAAATCCGTGTCGCGTTACCTGGCATTATTCAGTCATTCGACCCTGACGCGGTTACGGCGGTTGTGCAGCCTGCTATCCGTTCGGTTGAGACCGATAACGACGGCAACCGGGTGACAAAACCTTACCCGCTGCTGGTAGATGTGCCCGTGGTATTTCCTCGCGGCGGCGGCTGCACGCTAACGTTCCCGGTGAAAGCCGGTGATGAATGCCTGGTGATTTTCGCCGATCGCTGCATCGATTTCTGGTGGCAGAACGGCGGGGTACAGGAGCCTGTCGACGATCGGGTGCATGATTTATCGGATGCGTTCTGTATCGTCGGGCCGCAGTCGCAGGCGCAGAAAATAAGCGGAATCAGCACCAGCGCCGCACAATTGCGTACCGATGATGGGGCTGCTTTTGTGGAAGTGGCCGCAGGCCATAACGTTACTGTTAAAACCCCCGGCGCGCTGACGGCTACTGCAGAAGGCGGAACCACGATCACATCACCCATCATTACGCTAAACGGTGACGTAACCATTAACGGCAATCTGTCGCAGGGGATGGGTGAGGGCGGAGGTAGCGCAACGATGCTCGGTCCTGTCACGGTGACTAATGATGTGAAGGCGGGCGGTAAGAGCCTTATGACGCACACTCATGGCGGCGTGCAGACAGGTGGCGGGAATACCGGCGCGCCTAATTAACTGATAATGGAGTTGCGAGTTATGGGCGAAAAATTACCCAACTGGAAATTCCTGCTTATATGGATTGTATTTTTCCTTTTCGGGCTTTCGAGCCTGATTGGTGCCGTCCGATGGTGGTGAATAAGGAGGTCAGACATGCGATACCGACGCGAAGATACCGAAGGTGATTACACTTTTGGTAGTGGCGATGATCCCTGGCTGATTAACTCGCCAGAAGCTGTCGCGCAGGCGGTAAAAACACGATTCGCATTGTGGTACGGGCAGTGGTTCCTCGATAAGACAGAGGGAACACCGTGGATTCAGTCTGTGCTCGGTAAGCAAAAGCCGGAAACCTACAATCTGGCGATCCGCAAGCGCATCCTCGAAACTCGGGGCGTGAAATCCATCCTCTCTTTCAATACCACAGTGAACACGACGACGCGCCGCGTCCAGTTCTTCGCTGAAATCGACACTATCTACGGAACAACGACAGTAACCAGCGAGGCATAAATGGCCCTCAATTTGGACACACTCGGCTTATCGGCAACGGTAACCGCTGAGGGGATCAGTGCGCCTGATTACCAGACGATACTCGATACCCTGACGAGCTATTTCCAGCAGATTTATGGTAGTGATGCGTATCTGGAGCCGGACAGCAAAGACGGCCAGATGGTGGCGCTGGTGGCGCTTGCTATTCACGATGCCAATAACACAGCCATTTCCGTCTATAACTGCTTTTCACCTGTTACCGGGTACGGCGCAGCGCTGACCAGTAACGTAAAAATTAACGGTATCGCGCGCAAAGGTGCAACGAACTCTACCGTGGATTTACTGCTCACTGGCAACACAGGAACAACCATTACGAACGGCACCGTGAAAGACACCAATAACGTGATCTGGCGTCTTCCGGATTCAGTGGTGATTGGGGTTGATGGCACCGTGACGGCAACTGCAATTTGTTCCAAAAGCGGAGCGGTTGCAGCTCCTGCCGGGACGATTACCACTATCAATACACCGACCCGTGGCTGGACGTCAGTAACCAACCCGGCAGCGGCCACCGTTGGCGCACCTGCAGAAACGGACGCAGAACTGCGCATCAGGCAGGGGCAGAGTGTCGCGATACCATCCATCACACCATTTGAAGGCGTGGACGGGGCGATCGCTAATATTGCTGGTGTGACGCGCCACAAGCTCTATGAAAATGATACAGGAAAGACTGACGGTAACGGGCTTCCTCCGCATTCCATCTCGGCCATTGTTGATGGTGGTGATGTGACCGAAATAGCCAGAACCATCCGGGGAAATAAAGGGCAGGGGGTCCGGACCTGGGGAAAAACATCCGTAACCGTACCGGATAAATATGGTAATCCCCACATAATCAGTTTTTCGCGACCAACTGATGTCCCTGTTTACGGAAAAATTACCTTAAAAGTTTTTGCCGGGTACACCTCTCAGATAGGTGTGCAGATTCAGCAGGCTGTTGCGGATTACATTAACAGACTGATGATTGGTGACCAGGTACTGCTGAGCCGGATTTATTCTCCTGCTAACCTTGGGGTCGTCAGTGGTGGAAATGCGCGCTATTACGATATTCAGGAGTTGCTGCTCGGCAAATCTCCGGAAGCTGTTGCTGCGGCGAATATTAATATTGCTTACGACGAATCTGCCTCCTGTAAGCCGGAAAATATCATTATTACGGTGGCAGCATGAGCAAATATACGGACTTAATTACTAACTATCATGCGACAAAACCTAAATTCGTTGAACACATCGATTTAGTGACCAGGCCGCTAGCTGAAACCTTAGCAGCAATAAATGGGCTAATAAACGCTTTTGATATTGATAATGCGACAGGAATACAACTCGATATTCTCGGCCAGTGGATAGGGTTAAGCCGGGTTGTAAGCCAGCCAATAAGCGGCGTTTATTTCAGTTGGGACACTGACGGACTCGGATATGACCAGGGCGTCTGGCAGGGGCCATATGATCCGGATTCGGGTTATACCTCGCTGAGCGATGAAACCTATCGCATCGTTCTAAAAACGAAGATAGCAATTAACAACTGGGACGGAAGAAACGACTCCCTGCCTCCCATTCTTGACGCTGCACTGGACGGGTCCGGTCTGAAGATGCAGATCGTCGATAACCAGGACATGACCATAGGTATCTGGGTTTTCCCTGAAACAGATATTTCATCGGTCTCTCTCGAACTTATTGCTGCGATACGACAAGGGTATCTGACGGTAAAGGCCGCTGGTGTATGGGGCGGAAGTATTGAAATTCCTTCGGTGGAAACGCCTTCTGAAGGAAACAGGTTTTTTGGGTTTGATATGGATAACGAATATATCAGCGGGTTTGATGCCGGTTCATGGGGGACATTACTCTGATGGCTAAAAATGATTTTAAACCGTTTGCGACGGGCAAGGGTGCTAATGTTACATCGCAGCCTGACTGGGAGGCGCTGCCGGCGCTCCTGTCTGGTTTTACTGCGGGCAAGGCATCAAGTGCACAGGTAAATAAAGCGCTGCGTCAGGCAAGCTTCATCGCTGCAGCACTGGCACAGTACACAGCCAGCAAGAGCGGGCAGGATGTACTCGATGATGGTGACCTGAGCGGCTTTATCGCCAAAATGTCCGCTGCGTTCGGTAAGGATTTTCAGACTCTTGATGCCACGCTGACGGCGCTCGCTGGTCTTGCTACCGGTGCAGATAAACTCCCGTATTTTACGGGTAATGATACCGCCGGACAGACAGATCTTACTTCTGTTGGGCGCGACATCATCGGAAAAGCCAGCATTGCGGATATTCTCACATACCTCGGTTTGGGAGAAACAGCAAAGCAAGCTGCGGGCGCAGTCCAGAAAACCGGCGATGAGATGAACGGGAAGTTAACCCTGCCACAGACATCTTCCTTCGGCGTGAATACTAATAACACACTGGGCGGTAGTTCCATCGCTATCGGTGATAACGATACCGGGCTCAAAGGGAACGGCGACGGTAATCTGGCATTTATGGCTAACAACGTGCTGGCAGGATATTTTAATGAAAATGAATTGCAGCACAGTAAAAAGATGCTGACTAAAAATTTTCAGGCTCTTGTTGATAATAACTGGCCGGAGGGGGCGGGGGGATTTTCTGGTCAGTTAAGCAGTGAAGCACCGTTTAGTGTACCAATGGTTCACCGTCAGAATAATGATAATAATTTTTTCCCGCTCCTGAAAGGAAAGGTCTCACTGGAGTCTGGCTATCCTGTAGCCGCCTCTTTCGGAATATTAACCAGTGGAAATACTAATTTCCCACAAATTGCAATTCACGCGAAAACAGACTTTGATGTTAACGATAAAATATGGATATTTGATGTCGCAACCGGGGAATTTCGCGCGCCGGGCAGGATTACGGCTACAGAAATTTTATTGAGCGGTAAAAGCCGTGTTGCTCCTGATGGTAATTTATATGGTGATGTGTGGGGCGGCTGGCTGAATGACTTCCTTAATAACAATTACAACCGCAAAAATACTGCCAGCCTCGGTGATTATGGCTGGGTTCGTGACGAAAGCACCGGTTTTATAATGCAATGGGGAACGCTTGGTAGCTCAAACGGAACCTACAACTTTCCGCGAGAGTTTCCGGTATCCTGCTTTGCTGTATTTGTCACCAACACTAATCAGCAGGGAGGTTCAGTGGATAATGCGTTTGGATACCCGGTGAGTAAAAGCCAGTTTTTTGCCGCAACTAAAGCATCAACAGACGGAAATGTCGTAAATGGCTATCCTGTAGCCTGGTTTGCGATCGGGAGATAATTATCAATGAGCGATTATTATTACAGCTTTAAAGAGAAAGGTTTTTTCTACAAGCCGGATACCGAATCGGGAGATTGCCCGACTGACCTAATCCCCCTGGCCGATGAGCATTACCATGAACTTATGCAGGGCCAGGTGGACGGAAAATATATTGAGCACAGGAAAGGAGGCCCGGTACTGGTTGAACATCGCGAATATACACATGCAGAGTTGATTGCACAGGCTGAAGCCAAAAAGGCAGAACTTCTTGCTGAGGCAGAGTCAGTTATTGCACCACTGGCACGGGCAGTAAAACTAAAAATTGCCACAGATGAGGAGATTAAACGGCTGGAGGCATGGGAACTCTACAGCGTACTGGTAAACCGGGTGGATACAGCTTCCCCTGTCTGGCCGGAACAGCCAGCCTGACTAAACCCACAATAAAGGCTATTGTCCGGGCTGCTCCACCGGAGCAATGGGCGCAGGCCGGGCGCCTGATTAGGGCAGGAGTACCGCGGCGGCAGGTAGCGATTATTTATGATGTGGGGCTGTCGACGCTGTACAGAAAGTTTCCTGCAGGAGAAAATGAAACCGCAGACATACCGTATGCAACGTGCTGCGGCTAGCTGATAAGCTTGTAAAAATCTTGATCAGGGAGTGGAGCCTTTCTATGAAGCTAATTTGTTTAATTTCATTTGTAGTGACTTTACTTCTTGGTCAATAATGTTAAATCCCTTATTGACTGCATCTCTAAGTTCTGCATCAATATTTTTTATCCCTTGAGCATAATCTACCATTACATCTATTTTTGCATCATGTAATCTCTTATACATGGTTTTATCATTGTTATTGTCAGCCATACCAATAAGGATTTTTTCATAATCCTCAATGAGCTTGTTGTTTCCTTTAAATGATTGTATTAATGAACGTGAATATGTGTAAATATTAATTATTGAGTCTCTTGCAGAATCATTTAGTTTTGCAATAACATTCGCATTTTGCTCATAGAATGTGAAATTATCATCCCCTACAGGGAACGTGAGAATTAACATCTGTCCGGGTTTGATATTATCAACGTGTGTTTTCATCCTTTTGTTATATAAATTGATTAGGGTGAAAACTTCTCCCTTAACTCCTTTTAATACCGAAAGCTGCAATTCAAGGGATTCTCTTTCTGTCTCTACTTTAGAAAGCTTAGCTTGTTGGGTAACTCCTTTTAGGGTAAACCATCCGCCAATAAGAGTGCCAACTAGGGCCGTGAGGGAGGAGGATAACCATCCAGGGATGCTATTTAAAAGATTACTAAATTCACCCATTATAAATACTCACTAATATTGAACGATATATATCAAATTATTATAAAACGCGTCAGCTACTGGAGAAGACTACCTGAACTTCGATCTATTCCTGCATCCATATAGTTGATGGCCTTCTGGAGTTCTTCGATTAGGGCAACAGCTTTTGCTCGAGAGATGCATATTAGTTGATCCGGAAATTCTTGTAAGGGCCAGTTTGGTATACAGTCCATGTTATCTGTAAATGAGGTGGATAGATAGACCTCGTTCGTGAGAAGTGAATAGCTCACTTCAAAATCTGTCAGTTCAGGAACGCTGCTGACGTTGGAATCTTTACTGGTCATATAGTTATCCGATACTGTTTTTTTGTACAGTTTATTATTCGATGGTTGTGTAAGTGTAGTCAAGTGGATATGCCTAACTGGAAAGAATATTGTTTGTTTGATAGGAGCTAACTTTTTGTTTTTGCTGAATGTTGAAATAAAGTAGTATTCTTTCTATTTATTATAACCACATGATAATAAATGAATTTTTTCCGGTCTTGAAAACCGGCGACCCGAAAGGGTTCCAGAGTTCGAATCTCTGCGCTTCCGCCAGATTAAACAAGGGGTTACCGAAAGGTAACCCCTTTGTTTTTTGGGCGCTTAGAATATAGTTAGAAAATACTGCTAGAACATTTCCCGAAAAAACGGACTACGTGGGTTTTTAGTTTCTTTTCGTTTCCTGATGTGTCTATTTATTGAAGATGTAGACCATTCTGGGAGGTGAAGGATGCCCCATCTCTTTCAGAATAATGTTGGTATATTCGACAACAGGGCCTCTTGGATGATTTTCTTCTTTATCCTGAAGATGGGTCAGTGCATGTACAACTTCATGAATAAATGAACGTTTTGTGTCAAAAAGTTGTCTTCCTTCGTTACTTTCATAATGTTCGGTATATGAATCATCAGAATCGTCCAGATTGAGACAAATAACTTTCCTGCCTTCTGAAAGTTTGAAGTGTTCCTGAGTCACGGTAGTTTCAAAGGCTTCGCCTGCCCCCAGTAGCCAGCGCTGCTCCACATCATGTAGTTCTTTTTCATATGCGTAATTCATCAGTCTGCGGAATGTTTCGCTTTGGGTATACGCATTTTGAAGTACGGAGGATAGTTCATCGTAGCATTCGTCATAAGTGTCGTCATCAATTTCTGTATCAGGGTCTATTCCACCCGCGCCTGAGATAAGGTACTCCACCACACACTCTGGCTCCAGACGGAATTCACTGTTTATGGCAAGGCTGTCATGAGCAAGGCGTAGCCGTGAGGGGTTTGGTGCATGTTCGGGAATATCGGGGAAAACAGGTGTATCTGCGGTATTTAATCCATATGTGGATACTCCGCTTTGAGGTATTAATCTGTAGGTGACCGGAAGCATAACTTCTTATTTCCTGACTACAATTATGAATTATTTAAATTAAACAATAATAGTGTTTTTAGTTAATGTGCCACATACAGATAACGCTATGATTCAGACAAAGCCAACAAGTAATACGCTGAAAATGTTATTTATAATGAAACTTAGGGGCGGGGTTTATTTAATAAAACAAGGGGGCCTCTGTTTGAATACTTCTTGTTTATAAAATCCCTTTATCTCGACTAAAATATCGGATGGGGGAAAAGAGTTCTATCATTGTAATCCGGGAGTGGAGTAGGGGTATGTTGACTACCTGTCAGATCGGCTCCTGTTAATGCTTTCGCTAAAGTTAGAGCTATCTTATCTAATTTCGCACCATTTAGTTTGGTGTCAGTTAAGTCTGAGCCGAATAGAATTGCAGCGGTTAAGTTTACACCGGACATGTTAGCGCAAGTCAGGTCTGCGTGAGTCAGGTTTGCTTTAGTCATGTTTGAACCCATTAGATTTACAGCGTGTAGATTTGCACAACACAAATTTGCACCGACTAAATTTACATTAGAAAGAGTTGTTTCACGGAAATCTGCATTAGAAGCATCTATTTTTGACAAATCTTCCCCCTGGAAATCTTTATGAGCCAGGTTTACTCCGCGCAGGTTCAGAAAACCATCCTCGGTTATAAGTGAATCAGGCTGTTGTATATTATGTTTACTCATCAGTTTTAACATTCGACATACATTCCAAAATCTCTCACTATCAACTTTATCCGTTACAGTTTTTCCATTTTTGTTCACTTCAATAATGACCATGGGATCCGTATTTTCGGATGCTGCTCCACATGACAGACATATAGTACACCCGTTGACATCCTCCAGAAATATTTTATTACCATCGAAGAAAGCATTTTTATTTACATATAATAATGATGTGGTCAGTTTTCCAATTACCTCCCGAAAGCATCTTTCATTGCTTCTTCTTACTCCACCACAGGTAAAAAAATTGACAAACCATTCCAGTATACCGCGTGGTGAAGTTGCACTTTTCATTGCTTCTTTCGTACCGGTACCGGCCGCATGCAAATATCTTAATATATTTTCTGGGGACGCGTTAGTTATTGGCAT